CAAGACTGAGCCTCTGCGTAACCAGACTGACTTCGGTGACATCGTTCGTGGCCTCGCTGTATATGGCCGCAAAGTTGTCAAGCCCGAAGCTCTGGCAGTAGCGTTGGTTGGCGATCCTAGCTAATACCTAACGCGTTACAGGGGGCTTCGGCCCCCTTTTACTTCAAGGAGAAACATATGACCCCAGCAGAGTTATGCGCCAAGTTGGGTGGTGAAACTACCACAAATCGCATGGTCGCGTTTATCAACGGCAAACGAGAGGTAATCGCCCGTATGAAAGGCGACGAGTACCAGTTGGAGCCTATTGCCGCCGCTTTAGTTGCGGAGCTTAACGCCAAGATCGGTGTCGGTGCGGCAGATGATGATAGTAAGCCAGCGCCCACAAAAGCTAAGCGGGCACCACGTAAGGCCGCTAAAGTAGAAGCAGACTTGCCTGAAGATTAAATTCAAGGTATCTTCGTAGCTTATTAATTCAGGGCTATCTGATGAAAGCGGCCAGCGAATTCTTCTCGCGTATAATCCCTAAAGTACCGGGGTGTTCAACTCCACTAGCTGAACAAGCTGTCGTGGATGCGGCTGTGTACTTATGCGAGCACTCTCTAGTGCTAAAGTACAATACTGATGCTTTTAGCACTGTGTCAGGAACTAGTACGTACGATATTGATGTACCAGCTAGTCACGCTTTATCTAGGGTTGTTTATGTCACCGTGGATGGAGACGAGATAAACTCCATGCCTTTAGAGAGTTTACCAGTAGTAAGCACAGACAACGCTAAGCCTACTAAGTACTACGTAACTCAACTTGAGTCCGAAACCCAGCTAAATTTATACGCTACGCCTGACGACGCTTACTCTGTAGTCCTTAATGTAGCGCTACGTCCAAGTACAGACGCTACTTATCTGGCAGATGATTTGTATCATTACTGGATGGAGCCTATAATAGCGGGGGCGCTAGGTCGAATCTACGCTGTGCCGGGACAACCGTTTACCGATTTTACGGCGGCAGATTATTACCAACGTCGTGCAAAATTGTTGTGTCATAATGCACGAAATGAAGGTAATATAGGCCGTGTTATAGGGTCTTTACAGACTCAACCCAGACCTTTTGTGTGAGGTGACAAATGACTATTGCAGCTAGTTCGATACTAAGACGTTGCATTGACACTCTTCAAGATACTACGTCGGTGCGATGGCCCGTAGCCGAATTAGTTAGGTATTTAAACGACGGACAGCGGGAAGTAGTACTTTACCGCCCCGATGCTATGGTTACTACCGCGACGTTTTCTTGTGCGGCAGGTTCCAAGCAAGAGTTGGATAAAAACAACAACGCGCTTGGTGCCGCTAAATTAATTGAAATTACTCGGAATCAAAATACTTCTGAGTCATTTTATGGGGCTGTTAGGCTTATAAACAGGGAGATATTGGACGCGCAAAAACCAGATTGGCACAACGAAACAAATTCTGGAGACATTGCGCACTACATGTATGATCCTCGTAATCCTCTTGAGTTTTACGTGTATCCTCCGGCTAAAACCACGGCGCGTTTGGAAGTAGTGTACTCTAAGTATCCTACCGACATTACTGAACCCGGAGGTAGCGCCACTGTTAATAATGTTTCTGGCAATATCAGTGTCCCTGACATTTATAGTAACGTTATTCAAGATTACATTCTTTACCGCGCTTACAGTAAAGATAGTGAGTACGCTGGTAACGCACAACGTGCGCAGGCTCATTACGCCGCGTTTGCTAACGCGCTTGGTATTGAGATACAGGCAACTGTACAAGTAGCTCCAAACCCAGTGTCTAACCCCAATGTACCGCAACGCGTAACCGCGTAATTACTTTAGAGGACTAACAAAATGAGTCAGTTTTCCGACTACACAGAAGAGAACATTATCCAGACCACGCTCCGTGGTCAGGCGTTCCCTGTTCCATCCGATGTCTACATCGCTCTGTTTACTTCTGACCCGACTGATGCCGGTTCTGGTTCAGAGGTTAACTCTGCGTCTTGGACAACCTACGCTCGGCAAGATGCCGCTGGCGGCGCGGCCATCGACACAGGCTGGACTGCGCCTTCAAACGGCGTTTCTTCCAACGCGAAGGTAATCACGTTCCCAGCTAACAACAGTGGTGGTTCTATTACTGTTACTCACATCGGCGTGTTTGATGCGTTGACTACAGGTAACTTGCTGTACCACGCCCCCTTGGTATCTTCCAAGACTCTGTTGGATGGCGACGTACTTTCCTTCGCTATCGGAGCAATTACCGTAACTGTAGCCTAATGACCTAACACGGGAGCGTTATGAGTACGTTCTATACGCCGGATGGCGCGGCGGTAAACACCGCTCCCGAGTCAGGATTAACACAAGCCTCCGCGAATATCTCGGGGGCTTGTAGTGCTTCTAGTGTAGGTAATTACATACTATTACCTACCGTTACTGTGCCAGCGTCTGGCACCGTCGCTCCCACCGCTATACGTACCGTTTTACCAGATAGTCAATCTACTGGTACGACGTTTTGGGTGCCGCGTGGCGTAAAAACACATCTTAGTTCAGCCGTAAACTTTAGTTCTACCGGAAGCGTAAACGCTTTCGTACTTAGGACTATACAGGTAGTTTCTTCTGTTATAGCTACCGCCAGTTTAGCGGCTATCCCCGCTGATGCTCTGGGTGAGTCCGATGCGTCGTCTGTGGCGACTGTTTCCCCCGCCGCGACTAGGGTGCAGTTTTCAACTGCCGCGTCTAGTGCGTCAGGTAGCGCCACAGCTACCGCCGATGTAAATAGATTTGTTGTAGCTAATATAGGCTCTAACAACACGGTCTATGTGACAGTCGGCATAAACGGTGTTTTTGAAGCCTACGCACCAGTACCATGCACTGCTAGTTTAGCTATAGACCCAGTTGGGCTACGTACTGCACCGGCGTTAGCCACTGTTGCCGCTAGCGCTAGCTCACTTGCTAACGCTACACAAGTACAGCCGGGACTAGCACAACCATTGGGCGTTTCGTCTACGCTTATTATTGATCCGTTTTTGTCTATAAGCCCCGGTGTAGCCATAACTGCGTCTGGGTCAATACAAAGTTCTCCATTTATTAACACACCCATCAGTAGCGCTATTTCTGCGTCTGTTACAACTACTGGTCGTGGGTCACAAACTTTTCAAGCGACAACTGACTTAGAACCTAATCTAAGCACTATTGTAGCTAATATAAATACTAAGTTTTCTTCTTCGGCTGTTATACGAGGAAACACTAGTAATAGCGCTACTGGCGTTATTTTTAAGGTTTCCGAAGCAAACGTAAGCGCCCAAGCGGGCGTCGCAAACGATGATACTGTTACACACCAACTTACCTGTACACTAAGTGCTCCAAATGCTGTAGTAACAGTGGAGGCTAGGTTGGCAGAGCGTGGTGAATCTAACATAAGTGCGCCTTCTGGGGCTGTACTGGTCGAGGCGCGGCTGGCAGAACAGGGTCAAGTAACCGCGAGTTCTTCTGCGGCACTACTTATTTTAGACAACCAGCTACTTGTAACGCGGTTTGTAGAAGCTCAGCTTACACCGGCGGCCACTGTCTCCTCTACCGGAGTAATTATCAAGGTAGCAATAGCTAGTCTAAGTGCTCCAAACGCCGTAGTGACAGCGGCGGCGCGGTTAGCAGAACGTGGTGAAGCCGATATAAACGGCGCGAATACAGTCGCAAACGTACCCGGAGTTCTTACAAAGCTACCAAATGTTGAAATATCTCCTACTGGGCAAGTAGTTTTAGGAGACGAGAACTTTGTATTTATTGTACAATTTGCTGAGTCTTCAGTGGCTGGATCAGGAACTGTACTAGCAGATAGCGTTGCTAACATAGATAGCTTAGATCCAGCCCAAAGAACCTTTGTACGGCCACCTATGACAACCAACTTTGTGAGGCCGTTCCAGCAATTTACGTTTAGGAGGCCGTCATGAAACTAGGTACGGTTACACAACAGCCAGCCGAACGATTGTCGTATACCATTGATTATAGTCAGTTTCTTACAGACGGCGATAACGTACAAACTGCGACGGCGGCAGTATCTCCCGTTGGGCTAACAGTTGACACTGTTAGCGTACTAGATCCAAGAGTTCGATTTTTTGTAGAGGGCGGCACTACAGGCGAGCGTTACAAAGTAACGATTAATGTCGAAACCGCAGATGGACGACAGCTACAAGACGAGCTAATCTTTAAGATTAAGGAAATCTAAGCGATGGCGCAAACTCTCCACAACAATGTATTTACCAAACTAGCTGCCTCGTTATCTAACTCTGCAACTAGTATTTCTCTACTTGACGGCTCTGACTTCCCTACGCCCGCTGTTGGTGATTTTTACTTTGCTACGCTAGTTTCAATTAGTGCAAGTACTGGTAAAGAAGATGATTGGGAAATTGTAAAGGTAACTGGCAAGCCCGCTACCAACACTCTCACGGTCACTAGAGGGCAAGAGGGTACAGCGGCTAGAGCATGGGATACCTATACCCCCTGCGAGATTCGTATTACTGCTGGCACCGTTGTTATGCCAGATGGTACTCAGAACTTATCTAACAAGACAATCACATCTAGCACCTTAGATAGCACTGTTGTTGGTGGCACCACAGCGGCGGCAGGATCGTTTACTGACCTAGACGCTACTACGGTAGACGCGACTAACGTTGAAGTAACGAATCTCAAAGCTAAGGACGGCACAGCGGCGGGGTCTATCGCTGATTCTACGGGTGTTGTTTCGTTGAACAGTGCCGTATTGACCACCGCCGATATTAACGGCGGTACAGTTGATGGGGCTACCGTTGGTCAAACCACACCGGCGCTTGGTACGTTTACCGACATGGTTGCTGACGAGCTTCAGCTTACAGGCGGCACTGGCGACCAAGGTAAGCTGTCGTGGAACTCTGACGAGGACACGGTAGCTTTAGTTATTAGTAGCGGCGAAAGTCTACAACTTGGTCAAGAAGTTGAGTACAACGTACGCAACAACTCAGGATCTTCTATAGCTAAAGGCGTCCCAGTAATGATTACTGGAACCCTAGGTTCTTCTGGTCGAATCACTATTGGCGAGATGGATGCTTCTAGCGTTGCTAACGAGACTAAGTATTTAGGTATTACAGCCGAAGCCATCGGTTCTGGTGCTGATGGCAAAGTAATGTTCTTCGGCAAAGTGAGCGGCCTCGACACAAGCTCTTACAGCGCTGGCGATCTGTTGTTCTTGGATACGTCCGTAGTGGGCGGCTTAACGGCTACTGAGCCAAACTCGGGCATTAAGATGGGCGTGGCGTACGTAGTACACAGCCATGCTTCAGCGGGTGTCCTGATGGTACGTCCGACCACCAGTGTGGGTTTGCACGACCTTCACGATGTTTTTGTGGATGCTCCCGGCACCGGAGAAATCATCCGCTACAACGCGACTAGTGGCCTTTGGGAAACCAAAACACTAGCAGAAGCAGATATTGCGACTGTTACTTATGTAGATTCTCAGATAACCAGCAATAACGAGCTATCTGAAATACTTGCTACAGGTAATGCAACCGGCGGTACAGACATCGCGGTAGGCACAGGCGACGACATTACCTTTGCTGATAGCTCCAAGGCTATCTTTGGTGCTGGGTCTGACTTAGAGATTTATCATGATGGGTCTAATAGTTATATCACTGATGCAGGTACTGGCGACTTGCGTATCAGAGGCGCTAACGTTGAAATTCAAACGGGTGGTGGGAACAAGTATTTCCAAGGTGCGGCGAATGTTGCAAGTCTTTACCACACAAATAATATAAAACTAAACACAACCTCCACAGGCATTAATGTCACGGGTACTGCTGTAACTGATGGGCTAACCGTAGCAGGTAATCTGTCTGTCGATAGCGGCACGATTAAGCTGGATGGTAATTTTCCTACCGGCACAAGCAACACTGCTTTAGGGCTTAACGCGCTCAATAACACGTTGACCGGAGAGCGCAACGTAGCGGTTGGTAGAGAGGCAGGCGATGCCATTACCAGTGGTGAGCGCAATACCTTAATGGGTTATAGGGCTGGAAGCGCGATTACCACTGGCCTGAGAAACGTAGCCATAGGCGAACAGGCATTTCTCTCAAATACTACGGGAAGCTATAACACTGCTGTTGGAACCTTTGCGCTAATCAATAACACGACAGCGATTGGCAATGAAGCCTTTGGTTATTCGGCGCTTTTTGAAAACACAACCGGAACACAAAACTCTGCATTAGGTTATGGAGCTTTACTTAGTAATACCACTGGCTCCTATAACACTGCTGTAGGTAGAGGCGCACTAAATGTAGCTACTACGGCAAATTACAATGTTGCGGTTGGTCGATATTCTTTGGTTACAAACACCACAGGCGCGTCAAATGTGGCTGTTGGAGCCGAATCGTTATATAGCAACGTAACAGGCGCAGGGATTACTGGCGTTGGTTATAGAGCAGGATATAACGTAACAGCCGACAATAATACGGCTATTGGCAACCAAGCTATAGGATCAACAACAGCGGTAACTTCTGGAGCGAACAACATAGCGATGGGCACTTCCGCGCTGTTCAATGTAACCAGCGGTAGCAATAACGTAGGAATTGGAATCTCGTCTTTACGAGAAAACACCACCGCTTCAGACAATACTGCCGTTGGCTATCTGTCTTTAAACAATAGTACGACAGCCACACTAAACACTGCTATTGGATCAAATGCCGGTCGCTTTATTACGACCGGAGGCCAAAACGTAGCCGTTGGCATGAATGCTTTATATTCCCTTACTACAGCCAGTTTGAATGTAGCTGTTGGTAAAGGAGCATTAAGCACAGAGACTACTACAAGCGGATGTGTGGCGATTGGCGCAGAAGCGGCAAACAGCAATAACGGAGCGATTACCACAGCCGTTGGTTATCAAGCTCTCAAAGTGAATACCACTGGAGGCTCTAATACTGCTCTTGGTTATCAAGCTCTAAAAAACGCTACAACCGCTTCATTTAACAACGCTGTTGGTAGAGCGGCATTAAGTTCAGCGACAACTGGAAGCTACAACATTGCCTTTGGTTATGCGGCATTAGCGACTAGCACAACAGCGCAATTTAACGTAGGAATAGGGCACAACGCGCTAGCTTCAACTACTACAGGATCGCAAAACGTCGGTGTTGGCTACACCGCTTTAGAATCAAATACTACTGGTTATTGGAACGTAGCAATAGGCGAGGAAGCAGGAAGACTTAATACTACTGGCTTTGAGCAAGTTGCGATTGGTAAAAGCGCATTACGAGCTAACACTACCGGATCAAGAAACATAGGTATTGGTTTTCAGGCGCTTACAAACAATACCATTGGCGTACAAAACATAGCTATCGGTAGGAACGCACTCCGAGACAACAATAGCGGCAACTACAATGTCGCTATTGGAAACTCCGCTTTATCAGCAAATACCAATAATTATTCCACCGCCGTGGGTTACGCGGCATTTTCCGTCGCCACAACTGCCAACCGAGCAGTGGCGGTTGGTTACAGTGCAGGCGCTAATGTAACGACTGGAATTAGAAATAACTTTATCGGTGCGTATTCTGGCTATAGCACTACCACAGGACAGCAAAATGTAGGCGTAGGAGAGCAAGCACTCTACACCTGTACAACAGGTTCTTATAACGCCATTGTTGGTAATGCCGCATTAGCAAACTCAACCACTGCGTCTTATAACGTGGCTTTGGGCTATTCGGCCTTACTTTTAACCACGATAGGTAACTACAATACTTCGCTTGGCTACCAGACTTTGTACTCTAATACTACGGGTGCAAATAACGTCGCTGTCGGTGCGCTTGCTTTAGACTCAAACACAACAGGCGATGATAATGTCGCTGTTGGTTACTCTGCATTAGGTCAAGCTACGACAGTTACCGGCAACACAGCAGTAGGCCGATCAGCGCTTACCCAAATGACAACCGGCCACAGCAACACCGCTGTCGGTTGGTCAAGCCAATACAGCACAACAACCGGAATAAACAATACTTCGTTAGGCTATCAAGCCCTTTATTCATCGACTACTGCTAGTTCTTTAACTGCTGTTGGGCAATCGGCGCTTTATTCTAATACTAGCGGCACTGCTAACACTGCTCTTGGTAGAGCGGCTATGCGTTTGAATACTGTTGGTGATGCTAACGTAGCGGTGGGAAATGACGCATTAGAAAATAATACTGGCGGGGACAATAATGTTGCTGTTGGTTATCGCAGTTTGCAATTAAATACCACTGGTTTTCAAAACACAGCAGTAGGCGCATTTGCTTTGGACGCGCTTACAACAGCCGTAGAAAACACTGCGGTTGGTTACAACGCCTTAGGCGCGGCAACTACCGGAAATTCTAATACAGCCTTAGGCAGAAACGCTGGAGGCTCAATAACTACTGGAATCGTAAACGTAATGGTTGGCGAATCTGCTGGCGCAAGTATTACGAGTGGTAGCTACAACACGGTAACAGGCAAAAATGCCGCCCTCTATACGACTACTTCTAACTATAACTGCGTTTATGGCTATGAAGCACTTAGGCAGAACGCAGTAGGATCACATAACGTAGCTGTTGGCTTTAGAACGGCATATAACAACACCGCATCCGACAATACGGCTGTCGGTAACTATGCGCTTTATAGCAACACTAGCGGTACATATAATGTAGCAGTGGGCTATCAAGCCTTGTATAACACCACAACTTCCAGCAATACGGGGGTTGGTTATTGGTCTTTAATTGACTGCACCACTGGCGCTTATAACACTGCAATCGGCAGGATTTCAGCCCAGAACGTAACGACAGGGCAATTTAATACAGCGCTTGGATATAACGCGCTATCTGGTATAACAGTGGGAAGTTACAACATTGCCATAGGCGGTAATTCTGCTCTCAATCTGAGCGGCGGTAATGGCAATGTAATGATCGGCTATGACACTGAGCCAGCTTCGGCATCAACTTCTCATTCTATCGTCATCGGTTATAACGTCACAGGTGTTACTGGTAGCTACTACATAACGATGGGCTACAGCGTTGGTAGTAGTCGTATTTATAACGACCCTACTGCAAATGCCTCTTGGACGCGAGTTTCTGATGAGCGATACAAAAAAGAAATCGCTGATAATACAGACTGCGGATTGTCGTTCATAAACGATTTGCGCCCTGTTACATTTAAGTGGAAAGCAAAGTCTGAGATTGATCCCTCACTTCCTGACTACGATGAAACCGAGACAGAGGCAAAGCACACTTCCAAAATGTATGGTCTGATTGCCCAAGAGGTTAAGCAGGCAATGGACAATCATGGAATTACGGATTTTGGCGGCTGGGATCAGGAAGAAAGCACAGGCATTCAAGCCATTTCACAGGAGATGTTTGTTTATCCGCTAATCAAAGCGGTACAAGAATTGTCTGCCAAGGTAGACGCATTAGAAGCCCAACTAAGTGGAGAGTAAAAAATGTTAGATGAAACTTTAACCGCAGAACAAATCCAGAAGCACTACGATGCCGCTATGGATTCTGTAAACCTGTTGAACGCTGGCAAGCCAGCAGAATGGACTGATGAAGAATGGACTGATTGCGTATCACGCAACGTCGGGCATCTGGAAATCATGGTCGCTAAAGACTACTGGACTGACGCGCAGGACATTACTGTGCTTCAAGCCGCTATTGACGCAAACCAATAAGGGAGAGTTAGGAGTGATAAGCCTAGAATTATCTGTAGAAGAAGTGAACGCAATCCTTGGCGTATTGGGCGATTTGCCTACGAAATCTGGCGCATGGCCCTTGATCGTTAAGATTAAAGAGCAGGCTGATCCTCAGATAGAGCCAGAAGAAGCAGATGACTAATGGACCCACTGTCCCTTATAGCGATGGCCTCGACTACGTTCAAGGGCATCCAGACATTAGTAAACAAAGGGGCAGAGATTGAGGCTGTAGCTCAAAAGCTGGGACAGTGGTATTCGTTTGCGGCTGACATCAAGCAGGCAGAAAAGGAGGCTGAAAAGCCGCCATTGTTCAAAAAGCTGTTTGATGGGCAGACCGTGGAGCAACAGGCGCTAAACAGCGTCATAGCCAAGAAAAAGCTGGAGGAGCAGGAGAAGCAGATCAGAGAATTGATCGTCTGGGCGTATGGAGTCGAAACGTATCAAGAAATGATAATGCTACGAAGGCAAATCAGAGCTAAACGAGAACAGGCAATCTACAAACAACGGCGGCGGCAAAGAATGATGATGGACGGTATAATGATAGCGGTTGCATTGTTATTTTCTGGCGGCATTATTTACGGGACTTTTGCGATTATTAGGACGGCGGCATGAAAAAAGTATTCATAGGTCTAGCGGCGTTCGTTGCGTTAAGCGCAACAGCGCAGACAGTGTATTTTGATAGTGGTGATGTGTACTACCTGAAGGAAGGTGAGCAAGTCTTTATCACTGACCAAGAGTGGGTATTCACGGTTGAAAAAGGCGGCTATATGCGCGGCCTGTTTGAGTTCTTCCGTATACTGCCACTATGCAAGTATTCTGAGCCTAATGATGGTTTTACGTTTGGCGGTTCTCCGACCCCGCCTGACTGCGTGTCTACGCAAGAGGTTGAGGAAGAGGAAGAGGAAGTCTGTGACAACGACTTCAGCTTTGGCGGCTCCGGTTGCTAAAGGAGATTTGGCGTGGAAATGCTAGAAACAATGTTGCGATGGATTGTGATGCCAATAGCCGGTTTTGTTTGGCTTATGTTCATGCGGCAACAAGATCACACCACGCAGATTGCTGTTTTAAAGCGCGAAACCGAAATGGCTCGTCAAAACCATGATCGTGAGATTAAAGACATCAAGGATAAGCTAGACAAGATTCTTGAGAAGCTAGACGAGAAGGCGGATAAGTAATGGCGTGGCAGGCGTTAATATCACCAATTACTAACCTAGTTGGGGGGTATTTAAACAACAAGCATGAGCAGGCACAGGCTAAGCACCAAGCAAAGCTACAGGTTATCCAGAACGACGCTGATTGGGAATCTAAAATGGCCTCCGCGTCTGCCTCTAGCTGGAAAGATGAATTTTGGACTATTGTGCTCGCAGTGCCATTATTTTCTCTTGGTTGGAGCATCATCGCTGATGATCCTACTATTGTTGATAGGGTTCACGACAGCTTTACTGCTTTGGATACTCTGCCAGATTGGTATCAGTATTTATTGTTTTTGGCAGTATCTGCGTCATTTGGAATCCGTGGTGCTGACAAGCTCATGAAGTTGAGAAAGCCATGAATCCCGAAGAACTAAACAGGTGGCGGATTGTTCCACGCTTGCTTATGTTAGCAATGCTGGTAATGACGTACCGAGTTGTTGAATGGTTTATGACTTTATCTGATCCTAGCGCGGAGCAAGCGGCTCTAGTTTCTGTTATGACAGGCGCACTTACAGGTGCTTTCGGCCTATTTCTAGGCAAAAAAGAGTAGTTATCAACATACTCACTAGTTGATACAATCTGGCACTACAAAAATCTGGGGGATTTGCGCGTGGACTATAGCGCTATGCGTCCGTATGTAACGGACAGGCAGGCTGTATTACTTGATTTGTTAGCTAGCGGCTTAAGCTGTGTAGAAGCCGCTCATAAAATAGGTATAAGTGAGCGCAACGCTAGAAGATTGTTACAGCGAGCAAAAGAACTTGCGGCGAAGCGCGGCTACGCACCAGAGCACGATATGACTAAGCCCGTCCCTGACGGGTTTGTTGTCTCTGGGGTATCCACGTACTACAACGACGAAGGCAAGCCCACGGGCCAGTGGGTTAAATCCAAGCTCGACGCAGAGGATAAGCTGGCCCGTTTGCAGGAAGCCATAGAAGACTTCGCTTCTAACTACAAAGGGCTGGCTGAGCCTACTCCACCGCCCGAGGAAGCCGCAGAAGACATAGTGCTGGCTATCCCCATAGGTGATCCTCATATCGGCATGTATGCGTGGTCTGAAGAAGCTGGCGAAGACTTTGATATAGACATCGCTAGGAAAGACCTGCTCTCTGCCGCCGAAAAACTGGTTTCTGTTGCGCCCTGCGCCAGCACCTGCCTAATCGTCAATCTGGGCGATTTTTTTCATGCTGACAACATGTCTAACACCACTAGCCGGTCTGGGCACAGCCTAGACGTTGATACTAGGTGGAGCAAGGTGTTAAAGCTCGGTTGTATGCTAATGGTAGACATAATCAAGCTGGCCCTGCAAAAACACCCCCGAGTAGAGGTTATTAACGCGATTGGCAACCACGACGATCATTCTTCCATCATGTTGGCGGCTTTCTTGTCAGCGTATTTCAGCGAAGAACCTAGGGTATTTATACAGCCAACTTCTTCAAAGTTTCATTATTTTTCGTTTGGTAAATGTTTGATCGGCGTCACTCACGGTGATACTGTAAAACATGCCGACTTAGGCGAGCTAATGGCCGTCGATAAGCCGGAAGATTGGGGTGCTTCTGAGCATAGATATTGGTATGTTGGACACATACACCACAATCGTAAGCTGGAACTGAGGGGGTGTGTAGTAGAGTCATTCCGCACGCTAGCCGCTAAAGATGCTTGGCACGCCGCTAAGGGTTATCGGTCTGGGCGGGACATGAACGCTATTGTATTACACAAGGAATTTGGTGAAATAGCTAGATACCGCTGTGATATAAGGATGGCACGATATGGGTGACGTAGTTGATCTAAAGCTAGTAAAACAAGACGCATACGATAGGTCATGTAGTGAATGTGGTGCTGTAGCGTTTACATGGGAAACTTTCTCAGAAAACGAGGAAAACCACGCGTTAGTCTGCACGGAGTGCGGCGAGTACTACCTTCTCCACGGGTTGGAAAAAGAATGAGCTTTTTTAGCGAAGACGAACTCAAGTGCAAGTGTGGTTGCGGCGTGTATAAGTTCGACGAGGTGTTTCTCAAAGTGCTGAACTCTATACGCACTGACTGCGATTTCGCCCTCCCTGTGTCTAGCGGGTACAGGTGCGTTAATCACCCAATAGAAGCTAAGAAAATCGCTTCGGGACGCCCAGCCGGTGCGCACACTACTGGCAAGGCTGTAGATATAGCTGTCTACGGTGAACGGGCACACAAGTTTTTATCTAGCGCTGTGTTTCATGGCGTAAAGCGCATTGGCGTAAACCAAAAAGGTGCGCATAATCAACGGTTTATACACATAGACATAGTGGAGAACTTACCTTCTCCCACTATTTGGAGTTATTGACATGGCGTCTAAAAAAGATCCTAGGCTTGAACGCGCTGGAGTCTCTGGCTACAACAAGCCCAAGCGAACCCCCAACCACCCTACAAAGTCTCATGTCGTCGTTGCTAAACAAGGCGATCAGGTAAAGACTATTCGGTTTGGTCAGCAAGGTGTTAAGACGAATCAGACGGCTGGACAGCGCGAAGCGTTCAAATCTCGTCACGCCAAGAACATAAAACGTGGTAAGATGTCAGCGGCTTATTGGGCAGACAAAGTTAAGTGGAGTCCCAGTAAGACGAAATCTCCATCGACTAAATGGAAGAAGGGAAGTTAGTTATGCCAAACGTAGGTGGTAAGAAGTACCCGTATACCAAGGCGGGTAAGGAAGCGGCGGCAAAAGCCGAAGCTAAGAAGGCCCAACCCAAGCCTAAGATGTATACGCAGGCGCAGGTGGACAAGATGCTTGCGGCGGCGCGTAAACAAGCTAAAAATCCGATTCCTTCGCCCAAGAAGCAGGCCGCTATGAAAAAGCGGCTCGCAGAGGAAGCGATGGATAAGAAGATGCGAGCGGCGGCTAAGCGCAAGAGGGTTAACTAATGCCTAAAGCAAAGTATTCTGCGAAACAGAAGAAGCTGGCCCGTGTAGCTCCTCCAAGGGACAAAATCACCGGCGCTGATCTTAAAAAGGTGCGCGGTCGTGGCAAAAAGCAAAAGTAAAGCTAAACCCAAAAAGTCTTCTAGCCCTACGCCTAAAAACAAGGCGTTGTACGCACGCGTAAAAGCGGCGGCTAAAAAGAAGTTTGATGTATATCCCAGTGCCTATGCCAACGCTTGGCTGGTGCGGGAGTACAAAAAGCGAGGTGGAACCTATTAATGGCAAAGCCGAAAGGTGGTCTGACAAAGTGGTTTAAAGAAGATTGGGTTGATGTCAAAACTGGCAAGGAGTGTGGCAGAAAATCTGCTAAAAACTCCAAGCGTCCCTACCCTTCTTGCCGCCCAAAAAAGGTAGCGGCTAAGATGACCGCCGCTGAAAAGGCTCGGTCTAAGTCAAGAAAGACCGGCCCCGCACGGATTAAGCACGATGTAACTGCGTCCGGGCGACGGCGGAAAAAGAAATCTTAATGTCATTGAGGTTGCGCTATGACCACTTTAAAAATCCGCAATTTCGGAGGCATAGCTCCTAAGCTAAACTCCCGTTATTTGCCGGAAAATCGTGCCCAACAAGCTCTAAACGTAGATACTACGCGGAATGGCTCGCTTAACCCATTACGTAAGCTAGGCACGGCAGTTAAAAGCGGGCTTACTTTTACCGCCAAAACCCTGTTTAGAGTACGCCCTAACGATGTTAACGGTGATGGGGATTACTGGGTTGCCTCACCTCACGACATTAGTTTTTGCCGCTCACAAGTCATTGAAGACACTAGTGAACTTGTTTATTACACGTTTGATACGCGTCCAAGTAACGACAAAAACTACAACCCGTCGTTTTCTGAAAGTGTCAACGCTATTAGATCCGACACAACTGGAAATACCCAAGGTGTCGTGGGGATTAGTGATACGTGGTATGGGCTAGGCGTCCCTGCACCTACACAAGCCCTGACAGTAGGGGCGATAAATACTCCTGCTGACGTAGATGGCCTAAGCAGAGAGTTTCGTTCGTACGTTTATACGTACGTTTGGAAAAAAGCAGGGCGCGAGATGGAATCTGCCCCTTCCCCAGCATCTACCTCTGAAGGGATATATCTGAATGAAGGTACGTTTATGCGCCTTACGGGGTTTCAAAACATTCCGTCAGGTAGTACTAGGCCAGTTGGTATGTTAGATGCTGATCTGTACGTGCGTATATACAGGTCTGTAGGCGGTGCTTTTTTGCTCACTAATACTAACGCCGACATAAACATAAACAGCGTCGGTGCGCACGATGATAAAGTTGAAGCGGCGGATTTGGGCGAAGCGTTACCGTCTCTTGGTTGGACCCCACCACCTAGTGATCTTAAGGGTTTGACCAATATGGCGAACGGCATGATGGCCGGGTTTTCTGGGCAGGATGTCTATTTCTGTGAGCCTTACATACCCCACGCTTGGCCTATTGCGTACACGATCAGCGTTGATAGCCCCATCGTTGCCCTAGCTTCTTTAGATACCACACTTGTTGTACTGACAATGGAACGTCCGTATTACGTGCAAGGTAGTTCTCCTGAGTATTTAACGGTAGTTGCCGCTGACGCAAATCAGGGGTGTGTATCTAAGGACAGCGTAGCGGTCATGAATGGTGAGGTATATTTTGCTTCTCCAGATGGATTACTAACTACTAGTCCTAGAGGTACAAGAAACATAACCGAAGGCTTTTTCTCTTACAGGCAATGGAACGATCTGCTAGATCCCACCACAATTAAGGGGTTTACGCACGATCAAAAGTATTTTGGCTTCCATAGTGGGGGCGGGTTGATATACGACATACCCACCCGAGAGTTTGTTACGACTACATACACTATAGACGCAGGTTACGTAGATACGAGGCTTGATGAGTTATATGTAGTTTCAGCAAACACTGTTCGCGCTTGGGCAGGGAGTACGTTATCGGGCCGAGATTCTTATACATCTGCGGAGTGGAAATCCAAGACATTTGGCTTCCCCAGCGAAATTAGCTTTTCGTGTGGGCAGGTAGAAGCGGAGTCTTATTTAGGCCAAGGAGGGTCTGGTATACAAGTCCAAATTTACGCCGACGGCGCAAAAATATTAGACGAATATGTACTTAGTAGGAACATGTTTAGGCTACCTTCGGTATTAGCTAGAGATTGGGAAGTGTACGTAAAAACAAACGATGAGATTTTTAACATCACCCTAGCGCAAAGCGGTGAGGAATTAGCTAGTGCCTAGTCGCCCTAAACATAGTCTACCGACTGTTAGCTCTGACATACCCAGAGACTTGCGGTTGTTTATTGACCGCGTAGCGGAAGCTATATCATTAAATGGTGACGATAGGTTTGTAACCGCTAAAGAACTAGCTAACGCAGGTGTATACGACCCCACAGACACCACAACTGACGCTGGTGGCGACGACCGTAACGTAACGATACCAGTATTAACGCCACCTCAACCAACACTTACGGCCACTGGTGGGTACGAATACGTGGTTCTTAGCTGGCCTACGCCAGCATACTACGGCCATGCGTCCACTACGGTATATAGAAATACCACTGCGAACCCTGTTTTTGACAGCCCAGACACTGTAGCAGTAACGAGCGTTGCCGGTTTTACCTCAGTGTTTTCTGACTATCTTGGCACTGGCGTAACCGCCACATACTGGATTCAGTTTGTAAACATCAACAACGTAGAAGGGCCGGTTTCTGATCCTGCTTCAGCAACAACCGCTATAAATGTAGCGGAAGTCATTGATGTTCTTGGAGGTCAGTTAACAAGCTCTGAGTTTGTAGATTACTTATCAACGTTTATGGGTAATGAAAACTACATTGTTAACGCTCCCGGTAACTACTCAGTAAAAGTCAACGCTGATGGTGCTTCTGCTGGGTTTGGTTTGTCTACAACCACACGGGATCAAGGTGTTGAGTTTGATTTTGCCGTATTAGCAGATAACTTTTTTATTGCGCCCCCCGTAGACTTTAACCAAGCGGCTAGGCCCACAGGTTCTGGCGTTTCCAAAGGAGATGTATGGCGGCTTCCATCAGGCTCAAACACGAATAACACACCATACGCCCAGTATTATGTCGCCCTTCGTAATAATCCCACAGTATTTGGACATTGGGAACAGATTGAGCCTGCGCCATTTATTGTACGAACGACTGACACCACGATTACTAACGCGGATGGCAGAGTAGTAACTGTACCCAGAGGCGTTTATATCCGTGATGGCTATATCCAGAACGGAACAATCACTAACGCCAAGATAGGCGAAGCCGCTATTGATACGGCAAAGATTCAAGACGCCACTATTGTCACCTCAAAAGTAGGGTTTTTAGACGCTGGCAGGATTGTGTCTGGCGTTTTGAAGTCACCCAATTTTACTAACGAGCCTAACAAAGCGGGTTTTTTCTTGGGTATGGGCGTAACTGGTTCTAGCCCTAGACTAGACTTAGACGCCGACGGTAATCTACAACTCAACGATGATGGCACTGTAAAAGTTCTGTACGGCGGTAGCCCAAGACAAGAAGATGTGCAGTTTATATTGCGTGGCGCAGGGGATACGTACCCCGCGCTACAACTCATCAACGGTGTAGTGACGATCAACGCACTTGCTATTCGCCGTGAGCTTAAGTCTGTCAATTTTGGAACGGAAAACACCAGAGGATTTAAGATTGACCTTGGTATTTCTGATGAAAACCCCGGTGGTTTTGTCCAGTTTCGCGACAACACTGGCGAAGATGTATTTTTAATAGACGACTCTGATGGCAAAGGCGTCGTTAAGATGACCGGCGCGGCTATCCGCGATGCGATTACGTCATACAATGATGACGGCACTATATTCAATATAAATGCCACAGTAACAACTCCGGGCTTTCATCTTGGTACAGGTAAGAAATTTGATGGTGGTAACGACAATACGAAGTTCTACTTATACGGTAAGAACGGCAAACTTCTTTTTGGTATAGACGAAAATACAGAACAGCTTGGCGACCGCATTGCTAACAGTGCTTTTATTAGCAACCAGCTTGCGAACGCACAGAACATCAACCCGTTCATGACAGAGCCGGACTTCAGCAAAGACGATGTTATTCGTCCCAGAGGCTGGTATCTGTACTCAAGCACAAACGACGGTGATTTGACCTACAACACTGCGAACGAGCTAACAGGCTACCCTGCTAACACTGTCCTCAAGCTCAAGTCAGAAAACAATAATGATAGCAGTATGGGCGCTTTGTCAGCCGCGATACGGCGTGATCCCAAAGTTTCTGAGTACTCTGTAGTCATTACATGGCGGGTAGAGAACGCGGCTAGAAATAACGGCGGCTTGTATTTCCGCGCCTTTACTACGTCTGACGAAGATTTCCCCATTGGGCAAAACGTGGTTACGCCTGCGGCTAGCTATGACTACATTTTTCATAACGATGAACCTACAATAGTTGGAAGAATGCCTAACGGTAGAGCCGCTAACCTTATCGTAGTAGAAGATAGCTACAGCGGTAGCGGCAGAGGCGCAGGTAGTAACTACCAAAACGTTGGGATGACCAGCACAAACGTACCTTTGTCTGGTGTAGATTTCCACACTACTAAACTAAAAATAAGTTTTACTGGCGCTTACGCTGATACAACCTATTTTTCGCTAGACATTTTGAACTGGGTCGGCCTCGGTGCTAGCGCCGCTTTGTATATTGATAAGGTCGTTGTTACGCCGATAGCCCTAGATGTAGACGCAAGCGATGTAACCTATAACGGCACCTCATTAAGTGACTCTACGTTCGCGTGGCTTACCGACAAAATACGCTCATCCAACATCAGTACATATTTTGACAATGCCGCGATTACTGAGGCAGTTATTGGCAGTGCGTCGGTTGGTACGTTAAAAATCCAAGATAACGCGGTCACAGTCCCACAAGTTTTATCCCTACCAACGTCTAGTTTTGCGCAACATAAAACGCACTTACTCATAACGCCTACGCCCTTAGTGCTCGACTATGGCACTGAACCTAAATTAGTTCCTTCAAAAATTTTGTTTTTTGTCACAGTAGAGTTAGGCTCTATCGGTTTCGGCGGGGATTGGGGGGCGGCGGTCATAAGGCTGTGTTGGCGCAACGGGAACGTAGCTCCAGAGAGTACTAACCCGTTTTACTCATATAGACCTTACGCCGATGCCAATGTCCTAGAAGCCTTACAGCAGAACGGGAGAAAAGGTGCGCCACCATCTATTGTGTTCTCAGCAGTAATGAATAAATTTACTGGCCCACGCACGTTCTTTTTAACATTAGATGTTGCCGGAGAGCACGGTAGCGCTAGTAATTGGTGGCGGGTTACATCCGGTAACTTAACTGTTTTGGCGGCAAAACGATGATAAAGAACTACGTGTTCTATGATTTTAAAGGGGAAATAACGGGTTTTATTACCCAAGATGACAGCCTTACTTTACCTAGTGGTAATTTTATAGAGGTGTCTGAGAGCGATCTAACTGATGATCCCAGTAAATTCTACATAAAACTCCCCGAAACCATTTACGATCCTGACCCATACCTAGCGCAGTTGCCCGCAGAACCCCATCCACAAGCTGTGTTTAACTACACGACCAAAGAGTGGCAGGTGACTGATGAGGTAAAAAATGAGGTGGCGCTAACTCAGGTACGGAATATTCGTAACGAGCTTCTGGCCGCATCTGATTGGACGCAAAGCCCTGACTCTCCTCTAACCGTTACGAAAAAGACGGAATGGCGTAATTACCGCAACCTACTACGTGATATAACAGAAACTTACGAAGATGTTTTAGACGCTAATGACGTAACTTGGCCTACAGCCCCGTCTACACCTACGGACGACTTTGGTGGTGGGTATGACCCGAACGACGTTGATGTGGATTTGTTTGATACAAGATGACAGCCACACCCGCCAAAAGACTCGTATTTGATCGTAAAGAGCTAATAAGTGCGTGGGTTGCCGCTAAAACAGAGCAGGTAACAACTTGGGGCGACCACTACGCTATGGGGGTTATGGAAGGCAGTACCGTCGTGGCAGGCGTAGTGTTTAACAACTTCAACGGGGCCAACGCTACGTGCCATATAGCTGTCGATAAGTCAGGGAAAATACTAATAAAGTTGTTCCAAGCGGCGTATGATTATGCGTTTAATCAGTGTAAACTTAAGCGATTGACAGGCATGGTCCCAACTAGTATGCCAGACGTAATAGCATTTGACCAAAAACTTGGCCTTAAGTACGAATTTACGATGAAAGACGCGCATCCAGATGGGGATATAGTGGTCCTGTGCGGAACCCCTGAATCCTGTAAGCGTTGGAGGACATAGGAATATGGGTGGAAAATCAGCATCAGCACCTGATTATACGGAACTAGCGGCGGCTTCGCGTGAAGCTGTAGCGGCTGGAGAGCGGCTGGGTAACAGACAACTCGACTTTTCAGAGCAACAGTACGCCGAACTTAGCCCTATTTTCAGGGAAATCGCCGCAGGTCAGATCGCCGCACAGGACGAGCAATTAGCCCAAGCGCGGGACTATTACCAGTACATGCAAGAGACGTTCCGGCCAGTTGAGCGCGGAATCGTCGAAGATGCTATGGCTTTCAGCACGGAATCGTACCGTGAGCGGATGGCTGGAGAAGCCGCCGCCGCCGCTGGGCGAGCATTTACCAACTTGCAACGATCTGCGTCCAGAGCCGATGCCGCTAGAGGACTTAACCCCAACTCCCCTGCCGCTAGAGCCTTGCGCCAACAGGCAAATGTAGAGATGGCGGCGTCCAGATCACAACAAATGACCGGCGCTAGAGATAGGGCTGAACAACTTGGCTACGCAAGACAGCTTGATGCCGCAGGACTCGGTAGAGGACTCCCCGGTGCTAGTGCCGGTGCGTATGCTGGCTCTGTTGGGGCCGGAACCGCTGGTGTTAATACCTCTATGGCGGCTGGCAATCAGTACATGGCAGGCTTAGGCCAAGGCGCAGGCACCATGATGTCTGGATACCAGACGGGTATGCAGGGCTTTGGCAACATAGTTAACAGCCAAACTAGTATCTACAACAACGCTATGAACGCACAGGGCGAATTCCTTGGGTCTGTCATGGGACTTGGTGGACAACTTGGTGCGGCGGCTATTTCTGATCGACGACTTAAAGAAGACATTAAGTTCCTCCACGAAGACATGAACAGCGGCCTTAACGTTTACGAGTTTAGCTATGTAGGCGAGCCGAACCGCAGGTTTATTGGTGTGATGGCAGACGAGGTAGAAGAAGTCTTCCCAGAAGCAGTACATTACGGAGAAGACGGCTACGCGAGCGTCGATTACGCGGCGATTGGTATGAGAATGATAGAAGTATCAGAGGAGGTCGCGTAATGGGCTGGGCGGCAGGGTTCAGAGCAGGCTCTCAGATGGGCGCGGATATACTTGATACATATCGCGCCGCGAAAAAGAACCGCGAGATGAAAGAGATCGAAGCGGGTATTCAACAACAACGCGACGATGCTACGGCTGAGCAACAGACTCAACAGGCCAATATACAGGTTATGGCGGGGCAACAGCCCGGACAAGCACAACAGCAACAACTTGCCCGCAACGTTGGTCTAGCCCCTGCGATTAATCCACAGCAGTCTATGGTGGCACCTTCCGGTCAGCAGTTGGCTGGCAGAGCTACGAATGTACCTGCTATGGGTCAGATGTCACCTGTAGGTAGCGAAGCTATGGGACTTGGCCCTGCGGCGAAAGGTCCGATGAGCGAGGCAATGGAGGAGCGCGAACGTGCCCGCCAGCTACGGAGTCTAGGTTACACCGACGAAGCCAATCAAGCCCTTGACCGCTCACTTCAGTTGCAGGCGATTGACGAGGAACGTAGGCGTTTTGAGTTAACAGAAGCACGCGCTATGCGCGGAGAACAGCGTCAGGATAAACGTTTAGGATTTGAGGAGACACGTTTAGGTTTTGATGAAGCTCGTGAAGAACGTGCGCAAGAGTTGTTCAATCAACAAACTGAGTTGTTTGGTTATCAGATTGCAGACTTACAGCGTCAGGATGAACTCAGGAAAACCATAGACGGTTTCGCAGGTATGACTGCTAACGAAATTATTACCTCGCCGGAGTACCAAGATTTAAGTCTGAGCGATAAAAAAGTAGTCGCTGGTATGTCAGCAGAAGTTACGTCTAGCGAGTTAGAAGCGTCTAATGCGTTTATAAAACAGCAACTTAGCGCTATTAAAACAGACGAAGACTTGCTTAACTTTGTAAACCAAGACGAGTCTATTACCGCAGGGACTCGCTACGACGTAAAAGTAGGCGAAGATGGTAAAGTAACTTTACAGTACCAGACAGATGGTGGCGAAGCTATAGGGCGACCCGTACCGTTTGAAACTGAAAAACAAGCAATCAACTACTTGCGACAATTAGTCCAAGATCCCGGTACTGCGGCTGTGTACTATGAAACTGTTTTTCAAGGTATGCAACAGAAAGCGGCAACTGCCGCCGCTAATGCAGAAGACAATAGGCAATTTGCGCTTGAGCAAATTACTGATCTACAAACCGAATTCCTTGAGCCTACCGGCGTTTGGGCGCAGATGAGAAGGACTGACCCAGAGCAATTCCGTAAGGTAAAAGAGTCTGTGTTTGCACCCTTTAAAAATTACCTTAGCCCTGCGCAGTTTGAAGAATTAACTGAGCAACTACCTGATCCTCAGTCCACGGCGGGTGAGGGCAACTTAGGAGAATCCATAGCAGAAGGGCTTAGTAGCGCTACAGCAGAAGGCACGGTTTTTGATACAGCGGTAGGCGTTCCAGCCCGCGCAGTTGCAGACGCTACAAAACGTAATATTATTAACCCTGTTAGTCAGCTTGTTAGCGATGCTGGTTCACGACAAAGAGTCGCCGGTAGACTTAGAAATCAAGGTTCTAAGCTAGACGATATAGCAACTGACGATCTGCTAGCTACATTGGATCTTTACGATCCGGGCACTAGGGAAAACAGGCTAATAAGGGCTGAATTAGCGCGTAGGCAGTACGCCGCTAACAATGTAGGTATGGCATCTGGGCTAGGCGCGTAAGGAGCTAACCAAATGGGTGTTAGTTCATTAGCGGATCTCCGCAGTAAAGTAAATCCAACACTTGCGCAAGCCAGTGACGAAGAACTTGTCATTGAGTACGCCAAAGATATTGGCCGCGATCCGCAAGAAATTGCCGAATACTTTGGTGTAGAAACGGGCCGTGGCTCAAGTGCTCTTGGCGCTGGTTTCGGTATGGGCGTCGATCAAGCGCAAGCTATGATTGCCGGTACTGGTGCCGCACTTGCCGATGTTGTGGGCGCAACAGGCGTACGAGACGCCTTAGAAGCAGAAGCAAGACAACAGCAGGCGCAATCATACCTAGCACGTAATCCAGAAGTTGCCCAGAGAGTCGAAGACATACAAGGTTTGGGTGACGTTCCCGGCTATGTCTTTGGTCAGTTGGGCCAGCAGGTGCCCATTGTTGGCGGCATACTTGGTGCTTCTGCGTTGGGTACGCTAGCAGGTGGCCCTGTAGGTGGTTTAGCGGCAGGTTTAGGTACGTCATACACCTATGGTGTAGGCTCTCTGTATAACGAAGCCTTGGAAGGTGGCGAGCGAAAAACCGCAGAAGCCTTGACTACGGCAGTGCCGTACGCCGCCGCAGAAGCACTTTTACCACTTGGTCTTGGTAGGATAGCGCGAGCCGCTGGTAGTGCCGCCAAAACCCGTAGAGGGGCGATAGCCAAAGCAGGGGCAGGGGGAGCGATTACAGAAGCCGCAACCGAAGCGTTCCAGACCAGCCTAGAAATCGGTATGCGGGATGACCTCTCGCCCGAAGAAATCTACTCTCGTTACCTAAACGCCGCTGTATCTGGCGGTCTTGTTGGTGGCGGATTCTCCGGTGTTGGCGGTGCGTTTGCTAAACTACCGAAGAAGGAGACTGACCCCGATGCTGACGTTACTGACACTGACGTTGATACTGGACCTGTTGATACAGCACCAGAGAACAATGTTGTACCGGACGCAGAGGGCGGCGTTAATCTCGCAGGCTCACAAGCAGAGGTGGACGCTAATCGCGTAGCCCAAGAGCAAGACGCAGAACTGCGTGAGCTAACTAAAGCTGAGTGGCGAGAATCGTTACTACCCCTGACAGGGCGTAAGCTAACTCGGGGCGACCGTAGAAAGTTAGAAGGTCGCAAGAAAAACCTTGAGTACGATCTTGAGGTAGCGGAAGAACAAGTTGCTCCATCGGTAACGCCACGGTACAGAGAGCTACCAAAAACTAGACGCCGCCGCGTCAAAGAAATGACCGCTGAGCGCCGCGCAGAAGTACAGCAAGAGCTTAACAACATAAACACTCAGCTTGTCGCGGATAACATCTCCCGTATGGCCGAAGCTGATTTGACGGGCTTGGATAACGATGTAACGCCAGTTGAACGAGCAATGGCTGAAGCCGAGCAACGTGCGCAAGCTGAAGCTGAAGCCGCCCAACGCGTGCAAGGTGATGTAAGTCCAGAAGTAGCGCCAGAAACGCTAGAAGAAGGCATAGACTTAGCTCAGCAGGTGGCTCCCGCCGCTATGCCAGAAACCGAGGTAGCACCAGAGCCTGCCGTAGAGCCAGTGCAAGCTGTATCCCCCGTAGTAGAAACAGACTTGCAGGTTGCGCAACCTGCAACAGAACCTACACCCGAAGCCATTAGTCCTGTAGTTGAGGAAGAACTGGTAACGGCTGAAGACATCGAAGGTGAAGTCCAAAAAGACCAAGACATCGCACGAACACTAGCGGCAGAAGTTGAGTCAGATAACGTAAAAGTAGCTGGCCCTATTACTTTAGAACAGCCTGTTATAGCGGCTATTGCTCGACACTTGCGAAGTCCTAAAGCGTCTGGCCTGAATGTAGTTTACGAGCCGGGAACGGCTAATCCTGTAGATGTTGCCCCCGAGGTGTCTGCTCAAATTGACGGGGTGCGGCAGGCTGTATTTGCTGTAGCGCAAGCTAAGGCTAGTTACGACAACGTGGCTAGCAACATACTGGACAAAGATACAGACGCGGATATTGTAGGTAAAGAAGATACAGCTACCGCTGTAGCTGAAGCTAATTACGAAAAACGCGAAACAGCACGACAAAACCTAGTGACAGCAGTAGAAAATTTTATAGCTGTTGCAGGTAGTCCACAAAACGCAAACGCAATTATCGCCGCGTTCAAGACTACTAAAGAAAAACGTGGCAAGAGCAGAGATTTAAACAGCGCAGAGTCAGAGTTCTTAAGTGGTGTAATGCCTACCAAACGTGGGCTAGCTTATAAAAAACTCGCTGGGTTCCACCAACAGCTTGACATAGGGCTGTCTAGCGCTTTCCGTGCTTACGCAAATGGTGAGTTAACCGCTTCACCTGACTTTGCACCCAGAAGCGCCCCGGTTCGACAAAACAAACAACAACGCGAAGCAGAGAAAAAAGCTGGCATACGCTTGTTTGAACGGGATTTACAAGCCGCAGTAGAAGGCGGCGCGTTAGGTAACAGCGCAAGGACTACACCTGACCGAGCTACTGAGCGCAAAATAGATGACGCTGTGAAAAGCGAAAAAGCTAGGCTGAAGGAGCAACGAGACAACAAAACTTTAACCGTGCCCCAGTACAGAAAAGCCGTAAAGGACGCTGAAGCAAGAGGGCAGGCCGCTAAAGACGCTGAGCAAGCAAAAATTGACGCTAGATTAGCGGAAACTCAAGGGTTTGAGGCTCTTATTAATAGAGCTTTGGACACAGGAGTTGCCAACGTAACAGAAAGACTAATTGCTAAATTAGCGCGTAGAGCCATAAAAGCACGCCGAGGTGCGGTCATCCCTGATCCTGTTATTGAGTTTGGTGATGAGTCTAGCTTTGACCCAAATAAAACTGCTGGCGGCACCATAACACTCAAGCGTGAAAGTAGCCCAGAAGTTGTTGCACACGAAGCCTTGCACGCTTTGTTGCAGGGTTTTGTTTACGCCAACAGGAGTACCAGAGTACCGGGGCATGACCCAGAAGTAGTTAAAACAGTAGACCTACTTCGTGGTTACGTAAAAACTCTTGTTAGCTTGGACATGGATAAGTTAAACGACCCCCTAACGCCAGCGCAAAAAGCTAAAGCTAGCGAAGCTATAAGCGTGCTTCGTGACTTAGTAAACCGTGGCGATGCAAATGGGGAAGTAGACGCAGTACTTGAACTTATTTCATACGGCAACACCTTGCGTGATATGAAGATGTTGCTCACCAGAGTAGAACGTCGTAGAACCGAAAAAACGGCGGATTGGCGTACAACTTTAAGGGGCATATTTGAAGTAATCCGTAGGTTGTTAAACAAACTTACGGGGGCTTCAGACACAGCCGCGAACGACGTAATTGACGCCACAGTTGCCTTACTTGAGGGCGTAACAGCTAAGCCTGTAGCTCCCAAAAAAGGCAAGAAACTAATGGTAGGTAAGCCAGTTAAAAAGCTACCTCTAAATGGCACAGCTAACCCCGCTGAATTTAATATCGACTTACGTAATGAAGTAGCTGGTAAGGATTGGGTAATTTCTAGCAAAGTTATTTTTGATTTGCTTGGTTGGGACAAACGTATGAAATGGTCAGGCGAAAAATTGTCTGCCTTAAACAAGTACATCAAAAAGAATTTACCTTGGGTGGAGTCGTTTGTTCGTGGGTGGGAGCCTACTTACGGCGACAAGACCCTTGGTCGCATGATTGATTTCTTAAAGTCAGACAAGCACAACGGCTACCTACGTGCAGAAGTATTCGCTGACATAATTATGCGGAGCGACAAAGAACTAGTACAAGATATGTTTGCCTATTTAGACGGCAACAAAAAAGCATTGGAAGGCAATCCGCATAGGGAGCAGTACGAAGAACTGCTTAACTCTTTGCAAGACTTTTTAGATACGTACATAGAAGCTCTGCCGGAGAAAGAACGGGATAAGTTTACTGCTAGACCGCTTAGCGAGTCTTTGCTGTTTGTCGAGACTAAGGAAGACATAGGTAGCCAGACAATCGGCAAGATGCGTAAGATAAGTCGCATACTGGGCCGCAAACGTGAAATAGAAGACAACATAGAAGAACAGTTGATGTTCGACGAAGATGGCGTACTTAATACCCAAGACGCTATTTATGTACGCGCTGTTAAGTACGACAAAGACGGCAAGGAAGTTGATAAAGTGTACGCCCGTGCAGACATAGCGGCTAAAACTGGCAATGTCATTACGTTTGAAGATAACAACGGCAACCTTAATACATACGTAGTGGCAGACCCCGATGCAAGGTACAAAGTAGCTTACACAAACGACAAGAAGCGGTATGTATTTACTACCAATATGTCGGCCAAGCAGTTGTTGAGAGGTGAAGCTAGGCGCGAAGACAGGGAAAAGTTAGCAAACGCCGTTCGTAATACCGTCGCTACACTCGCTAACTCTTATTCTTCTGGCGAATTTATTAGCGCTCTTGCCGCGTCAGGTCGTAAGGCTGATGGTTCGCTAGATATTTCAGAAAGCGCCGAACCTGTTTACGTTTTTGACAGCGTTGAAGAACTCAATGCGTACAGCGAAGCAATGGCTGAAATAGATGGGTATGTGCCTAAAGTATACGAGGGCCAACTTATACCCACCGTAGGCGATTCAGTGGCTACAGAATCCAGAGTAGGAGACACACTGCGTGTCACTGGGTCGTATGTAAAGTTTCCCCCCAACGAAGTTATTTGGGGTGAGTTAGCTGGCAAAATCGTATCTGGGCCAGTGTATAGCGCCATGCACGACGCCACAAATAAAGAAAACATATTCCAAGGAGACTTGGCTAGAAAATACAATACAACTGTACGTTGGTTTAAAAAGTCAAAGACCATATACAACCCAAGTACGATTGTTACTAACGTAGCATCCAACGTTACTCTTATGCTAGCGCATGGTATACGCCCATCTACAGTAGCTAAAGCCGCCAAACTATTGAAGCGGTACTACGTAGATAAAGACCTTAAAGGTGCTGACCTAGAGCTAATGTCTGCGTTTATGAACTCAGGCGCTTTGTTAGGCAATTTTTCTAGCCAAGAAGTTAAAGAAAGTCTTAGCCAAGCATTTGCTGACAACATGTATGAAGATAAAGCTGGCGTACACGGTATAGTGGCGCAGTTGCTTAGCGTTGAAAAAGCTAAAGCACAAGCCTTCAAAAAACATATCGGTGATATGAAAGGCAAAGCTGATGTTATTGATGACAAAGCGATTGGCTTCTATGCCTATGGCGATAACATTTTCCGCATGGCGGCATTTATGGACTACGTTGGCAAGATACAAGCCGACAACGGTAGCGTGCCTGTAAGCAAAGCACAGCTAAAAGAAGCCGGTATCGCCGCTCGCAAGATGTTTTTAGACTACGATATTGACTCGCGGTACTTGCAACTACTGCGCCAAACCATTGTACCGTTTGCATCTTGGACATACGCCATCATGCCTGTGTTGAGCAAAATTATTGTTACTCAACCTTGGAAGCTCGCTAATATCATGGGCGCTTACGCCATGATCGACACAGTTGCTTCTGCCCTTGTTGGTGATGATGACGAAGAAACTCGCAGGCGTATGGGAGAGTTGTACAACGAGCGTCTGTTTGGCATTGGGCCACACGCCATGATCCGCGTGCCGTTTTTTGGCGACGAAAATAACCCTGTTTATATTAAGCTGGGTAACTACATACCGTTACACAGCACGTTCAAGGGTACGCCTAATGGTACGTTCGGTATTGAAGGGTGGCCGTCTGGCTTAGCGCCCACTGGCCCAATTATTAGTGCGCTTTCTATGGCGATAAATAAAGACTCCTATACTGGCAAAGAAATTTGGGGTTCCACCGATAGCGCTTACGACCGCATGGTTGAGTTTGGAAATCAAGTAACAGACATAGTATTACCCCCAATTATTGCTTCTAATGCGCGAAAAAAGTATGAAGAAGCTCTTGAAGGTAAACTTGGCATAACAGGCGGAAGAAACCCGTCTACTGACCCAACAATGGTGGTATTACAAGCGTTCGGTTTGAAGCTGTACCAACCCAACACCGCAGAAGAAGCTATGTGGAAGCAATTAGCCGCTAAAAAAGCCGTGCGCGAGTACCAAATGGCGATGTCTAGGGCACGGCGGGAGATGGCTAGGTCAGGAACTTATGACGCAGAAGCGCTGGCCTCAGAGCTAGAACGTTTGCGCGAAGATATGCTTCAAGAGATTGATGAAGTTTTCAATAGAGACTAAACTTAACCCTCAACAAACGGAGACGTTGATATGTACGGTATGAAGAAAGGCGGTTCTCGCAAAGTAAGCCACAAGTCAGGCGCTATGGCTGACCATGCTGGCGGTGGTATGGGTGTTGCTCAGAAGATGAGCAAGGAGTCCAATGTGTCTATCGGCGCTCAGAAAATGGTGAACTTCATGTCAGACAGCGGCCACACTGCGCCTAAGCTGAACAACGACATGGCTCACGATTTCCGTCCGGGCGGTGAAGTCTCTCCCCAGTAACTACTTCATCTTTGCCTTTTTAGTACGGGCAAATGAGCGGTTCTTGGACTTCGGGGTAACGCGCAGATTGGATTTGCCGTTACCCCCGCCCTTGGCGATAGGCTTCTTGTGATCTACATCCTTGCCGTCGCCCTTGGTAACTTTCCCTTTCTTAGCCATCGTAGCCCGTGCCGCATTACGCGCCGCACGGTTTTTCTTCTGCTTGGGCTTTGAGTGGTAGTTGTCGTACTCTTTACGGTAGTTTCGCGCCATGCGAGCCTCCTAAGATGGCCTTTAGGACAGTGCTGTTCTTTACGGCTTCCGACCCGTCCAGCCCATCCAAGAATCTGGGATGTGTTAAGTCTACCATAATGCAGAAAGCCTGACCCGGATTGTGGCCGGGGCAACCCTTGAATAACGTGACTCTTTCCCGTTCGCTAATCAATGCGCCCATATCACGCAGTTCCCGCGTTACGCGGTCTATGCCGTCACGGGTGCGCTGTAGCCACCGCTTCAACATCGCGATATTAATCGCTACGTAGCTACCCTTAAGTATATTGTTGTTAGCGTCGTAAATGATTTTTTCCCTAGCAACAGCGGTTGTCGGGGGCGGCATCTGTACGTTCTCTTTCTGGCTACCTTGTTGTTGAGATGAGTGTATAATCTCGTCATTATGTTCTTGAAGAAACTGCCCAAGGGTATCAATAGCATCTACCGCATTCTTGCTCTCATAATCGTGAGTGGCCTGTACGTGGGCAATCCAATCCTTAGCAACTTCATCAGCATCGAAGCTAACCAGCCCCAGCTTGATCGCAATCTTTGACATTATCCATCCAGACACGATCATAGGCTCGGCGTACTTATCCACAGCTTGAAACACAGGGCCAAACTTGGCGATAAACTTAGGCTTAAGTGTCTTAAACAGCGCCACATCTCCGCCGACATTTATGACAGCCGACACCAGTTCTGGGTACGCCCAGCCATAGTTGTGAAATATCTCCTCCACAAACCGCTCTGCGGGGCTAGTACCTGACTCGTCCTTCTCGACAAGCGTGCGGTCATCATGTACGTACTCAATACACCTAGCTCGTAGCGCACTGTCATTAGTCTGCGCTAAATCAAATTGCTGGTGGAACGATACGTTGGCAGATACGAAGGTAGGGCCGGTCCATCGGGCTGGATCACGCAGTTCCCTACGCTGATCCATAGCGTTCTTCTCTACACCAGAGCTTATGTCATACACCATATTGACTGCTTCATCAGGATGCACGGTAGTAAGCTCATCTATTGTACAAGGTAGCTGGTTAAGTACGCCCCGTATCTTAAACATGGCGTTGGCAGTGTCTCTACGTTGTAGCAACATCTCTTTAGGGTTTCCGAACAGGCTGTTGATGGCGTACAGCGCCAAGGTTTTGCCTGTCGTTGTCTTGGGCGAGTAGATCGACACAAAGCCCGTACAGTTACCTGCGGCTCGGCTGAGCACGCTACCCATAGCCATAAACATCATCATGCGGAGCATCTTGGCTTCTGGCTTTTGCAGAATCTGCATGGCCTCAACCCAGTTCTCCTTTGATCCCACTGGCTTTATTAGATCGTCAAACCGCGTAGCCGCACCCTTCAGCCTGCGCTTCACCCCGCTATCAACTTCATTGCCGATAACTGTATGTCCACACAGAAAAGTCTCGTCCTTCTGCCAGCCAAAATGTATGTAATCTATCCCCGTGGGGTTTTCGCTCTGTACTTTCGCTAGATAATCCACGATAAACAACCTCAATCTTTCTTGTTGTGCCCCCGTCTTGGCGTCAAATATCTGCCTGTGGTGTAGAAACTTAGTGAAGGACGGGCCGTTAACCAGCACATCCATTTCGTGGTCTTCTTCAGTCCAGCCTACCATCGGGTATTTGACCGACAGACGGAAGGTAGACAGCCCAGTTTCGGGGTTCTTGTAGATGCCCAGAACGTGCATCATGTAGTGCGACACCAATACCCATTCTACTTGTTCAACAGTTGTTGGGTAGCCGTTAGCATCGGTGGACTCGACCTTTTCGCGTACTTCCTTGTATACGCAGTTGTCGCGTATCACGTAGCCTTGTGGTAACTCTATCTCTTCTTCGCCCTTGTCCGTTTCCACTGTCAACGAGGTGGTAGAGCTAAGACGGGCGGGACTCTTTATGGTGTCCTTGTGAGGACAGCCGTTGCATCCAGATGGGCATAGGCGCTCAAACGTCTCGCAAGTTGTCGGCCCATGACTACCCCAGCCATCCAGCTTGTTCATGTTGGACTTGAGGTCAAAGTCAGGGTGCTCCCCTGCAAGCCGTATTACAGCCTCCTCGGGGTCTGTACAGTGCTTTGCGATGCCTAGTGATGCCCTCCACAGGGGTTCTTCTACTTGCTCCCCTGCGGCGTCCATGAAGCCCCCGCTAGCGACTAACGCACGTATCTGGGTACAGTGTTCTGCTACGCGGTCTAAAACAACGTCGTTAGTGCCCATAATCGCGTCAGCAATAGACGACTTTTTAGGCTTTTTCTGCTCTGGCTCTTTTACTACCCACTTCTTGAGTATGCCTGCCAACATCATAGGGTCAAAATCTTGACAGTTCTTTACAACTTTGACCGGCTTCCAATCGCTGGACTTTTTATGGTGCGATCCCACAGGGCGCAACACCATAGACGGGTCGTGAATCTTGGAAGTATCTATGTCTAACCCATGCTCAGCCAGCGCCACACGAAGCGCCTTGGACAACTGCACCCACGTTTTGGTGGGAAGTTCCTCTGTTAGCGGCCAGTAAACATGCAGTCCCTTGCCAGAAGATACCAGCATAGGGAAGGGCATTTGCATTTGTTCCAGTACATCTTTCAGTGCTTTTACAGCATCCATCTGATTTGTGTACTGTTTGTCATCGCCAATGTCTAAATCAAACGCTAGTGCTTTGAAATACCTCGCAAATTCTGCTTTCCTGTACCACTTCTTTTTTCCGTTTTTGTTTACGTATTCGTGGTCTGCGAATGAACCTACCGTGTAATACACCGTCACGTTCGGATGTTTATCACACTGGGCTATACGAGCCGCCGCCTTATCATAATCCGCGTAGTCATACGAAGCCTCCTGCCAAAAAAATCCCTCTTTGACGTTACCTTGTGGGTCTGGCTTCCAACAACAAATTACTAGCTGATCTGACTTGGCGTGAACACGGGTTAAAAATTCTTGTGTCTCCACGCGGTTGCCCCCTAGACGAAAAAGCCCCGCTGGACGCGGGGCCGTACACCATAACATTTATTCATCAAAAAGATCAGCAATACTGTTAGCTAAATCGTCCGATGCCTTTACTGGTTCTACTTTTGGCTTCTTTTTAGGGGCTGGCGGTTCTTCTGCAACCTCCTCTTTTGCCTCAAGTTTCGTCTCGGCTTTGGGGGCTTGGAGTGTCGCGCTTGGCTCAATCTGCCGTGTAGCAATCTTCACTGAATCATGCTCTGTAAGCCTCTCCAGCGAGTCCAGCTTGTTCTCTGGCACGTAACCCTTGTGCTTGAATTGGATTCGGGGGTAGCTCGCCTCATCGTCAAATCCAAGCTCTGTAACAACTTCTTCGGGTGTCAATCCGTAGTTCCCCAGTTCTTTGAAGTACTCCCGCAAGCCGCGCATCGCTGATACGGGGATCGTTAGGCTGTACACCTTGGATGGATCTGCGGCGGCTACAACAGCCAGATGCCGTTGGTCAGCGCACAGCTTAGATTTACTGCCACTAGGTAAAATCTTTGAGCCTAGCTCGTTGTTGGGACACCCTGCACAGCTAGCACAGACGGGGTTCTCTACAGAAGCGTGAGGTTTTACGCCATCAGTAGAAAAGCAGTCAGGGGCGGTGTTTTCACCATCATAAGCCCTGCCATAGAATACCTTGGATACGCGGGGGTTAGCGCCCACGATAACAACGTCCAAAGTAGTTCCCACTACAGTTTCTACGCCAGACTCCACCAGCCGGTAACGTGAAGACCGGATACTGATTCTGGGTATGCTTGAGCCTTCGCCCGAGTTGCCTACAATAGCTCCAGCTACGGCAGACTTCTTGCCTGATTCATTACGCTGACGGATACGTTCAGCAATATGGTCTGGTACATTCATTACATTAGACATGATTAGCCTCTCTGATTACGACGGAAGTTGAATACCTTAATGGTGTTGTAGTTGATCCCCGGTGGCAGTTCGCCGTGGGTTTCAAGGTGGTCACGTACAGCAGTCTTGGATGCCCTAGACTCCACCAGTTCCCAAGCGTCATGCTCTTTACAAAACGCAAAGAAATCTTCTCTGGAGGCAACGGTTGCCGATTGATGCGAGGACCAGTACGCCGTACCAAGGCTGGTCTTTATAGACTCTAGCCCGTCTTCTTGCGCACGTGCCGTAAACCAGTTCTCTAGTAAAATAAGTTTCTCTTTAAGGGAGGCTTTATTAGCCTTGTACTCCCTGTCAAGTTGGTCTATTTCGCCACGCACTTGGGCGTAGCGAGTAGCCGCTTCTTCGTAGTTCATAGGTTACTCCTAGTAAGTTAGTCATCGTCATGGTTTATCCCTTGTACTAAATCAAGGAATTCCGTAAGCACGTTTTTCTTGTGCTTCAAACGACTATAAAGTTCTTCTTCAAACTTCGTAGCCGCTATGTGCCATACGGTAGTCTTGCCCTCTGTGCTAAGACGCCGTATACGCGCATTTGCTTGTTCGTACTGCTCAAGTGAGTAAATAGGTGCAAACCAAATTATGTCTTTTGCCGCTGTTAATGTCAAACCATGCGCCGCGACTTTGGGGTGCGCCAACAAAATTTTGGGTGTGTCAGTGTACTGAAAGTTATTAAATATCTCGTCTCTCTTTTTCTTACCGACATCGCCGTTTACTAGTGCTACGTCATAGCCATCCGCTAAAAGTTTTTCTTGCAACCAAAGTTGCACTCCTTTGAGGGGTACAAAAACGATAACCTTGTCGCTGATTTCGTTAAGTAGCTCAGTCAAAGTAGCGTAACGTTCTTTTGCGTCGATCTTTATAGAGGTATCTTCGCCATACACAACGCCACAACAAATTTGCAGTAACTTTGACAGCATTACCGCTGTGTTAGCCGCAGTAACCTGCCCTTCGGAGAACGTTGTTACCGCCTTGTCTTGCATCTCTTTAAACGCTTTCTTCTGCTGGGACGTTAGCTCAGTCGCCCTGTTGACAAAGTTGGTGTCTGGCAGGTCTTTACACTCGTCCAGCGAGAACCGTATTGACGGCTGTAGCACTTTTTTGCAGGTGTCCAAGGCGTCTGGCCTCGGTATCCACTTAAACTGCGACACCTTCTTCATCACAGTTTCTTTGAAAGATGTGTAGCTTCTGGCTACATGTGGCGATTCAACAAGCCTCGCTAACGTC